TCTACCGTCGGCTGGGACTGGGGAATCGTTTTTGGGTGCTCGTGCGGGGTTTGGCCGATGGACCCGGCCGGGACAATGATTGGGACTGAGGCGACCACTCAGGGAGGTCCGGCTTACGCAACGGCCTATGGGGTGGATTTCAGTGCGATAACGTTCAGCCAAGCGGCGTTCAAGTCGACCGGGTTCGTCGTGGATGGCAGCGGCAACGTCGCCGGGATCAAACTCCAGAGCACGCTGAAATACAGTGCCGCTGGCACACCGCTGCCGACCTGCAACGCGGGGGCGGAAGGCACACGAGCCTCAGTGTCTGACGCGAATGCGCCGACGTTCCTCGGGGCCTACACCAGCGGCGGAACGGTTCACGCCTCGGTCTACTGTAACGGCACCGCGTGGGTGACGGGATGAGGCGGCTCGCAGCTCTTCTCGTCGGCTTGGCGTCGTCGGGGGCTATGGCCGGATCACTGGCTGTCGGACCGTCGACCCCCCCGAATGTCGTGCTCGATTTCGCCCACAACTACGCGCAGGCAGCGGGGTGCGGACCGACCGCGCAAAGCTGTCTGACCGTCAACCGGGCAAGCGCTCATACCTGCGGTGACGCGAACGGGAACTGGACGAGCGTTGCCGCCAATATCGGCTGCATGTCTGACAGGGGGCTGCTGGTCGAGGAGGCTCGGACCAACGGCATTCGCAACAATGCGATGGTCGGCACGGTGTCCCCGTCAACATGGCCCACCAACTGGTCCATAGTTACTAATGGCGGGTTCCCCGTGCAGATCAATGGGACCGGCGTGGAGAACGGCATTGATTATGTGGAAATTCGCTGGACCGGAACCTCTAACGGCAATCCTATAAGCCTGCAACAGGAACTGGCTTCCATAATTGCTGCCGTGAATGGGCAGTCGTGGGATTACAGTATGTTCGTCAAAGTTCAGGCAGGAAGTTTCCCGCCCGGAACTACATTCCTGCTCAAATATAATCAGGAGAATAGCGGCGGCGGGGGTCTTACTGATGTTGGTTCTGTGAACCTTCAGCCTCTCATTGGCTCATCTTCCCTTGGGGCATCGCGGATCTCATCATTGCTGGTGACCAATCAGCCGACCACGGCTTTCCTCAGACCGTTTTTCCAAATGGTCATTCCGAATGGCGCGGTGACTGATTTAACCCTGCGTGTCGGCTGGCCGCAGCTCGAACTGGGGGGCTTCGCCTCAAGTCCGATCCGGACGACCAGCGTAGCGGTCACGCGGGCCGCCGATCTCGTGACGCTGACCGCTCCACTAACGTTGGGCTCGACGTTTTCCATGTACGCGGCGGGCACCCCGGTATTGCCGGTCGCTACCGTGGCGGAGCAGACGCTGCTCAGCCTCGATGACGGCACGATGAACAATCGGCTGATCCTTGGTCGGGCAGGGGCCAATACGGGCAAAGCTCGCGCCTCGATGGTCGTCGGCGGCACGATTGTCTACACCCAGAGCATGTCGCCCGTGCTCGCGCAGGGAGTGCCTCTCAAGGCAGCGCTGGCCGAGAAGGATGGCGCGATCAATGGCGTGTGGCCCCAAGAGGTCGCCTTCAACGGGGTGAGGGGCATTCCCGGCTCCGGGGGGCCCTTGCCGACTTTGAACACCCTTCGCATGGGGATGCTGGCTGACGGCACCCTCCCGTGGAATGGCTATGTCAGCGCAGTTGAGTTGTGGTCGAGCACCACGCTGTCCAACGATGTGCTGGGAGCACTGACATCACCATGATCATCAGAATAATGGGGCTTCTCCTTCTTGGCTGCTCGGCAGCCTATGCGGCCGAACCGGAACCTCCGCAGTCGCCTCCGCCGCCACCTGCCCCTCGTCCGATCACCATCACGGCTACATCGCAGGAGATCCAGCAGCTCGCCGCGATGCTGGAGCAATACGGCAGAGCCTGCGCGGCGTTTTTACCGATGCAGAATTGCGCGACGGTGCCGCTGCAATGGGAGCAAAAACTCCAAGCGGCGGCGGACGAAGCGAGCAGACAGCCCCCGAGCAACGGTCACTAAAGTGTCCAACGTTGACAGCAGCGGCGACATGGTCTTCTCGACCGGCCACTATTTTGAGCCGGGCAAGAGACTTCAGGACGGTTCCGACATCAACGTCATCGTGGATCGCGTCAACGGGAACTTCCCTCTGGGCTCTGTCTCGATGAAGCAAATGCGGCAGGCATTGGTCAACGTCAGTTCCGCCGCGCTCTATTCGGTGGCTAACGTAATCCCGGGGGATATTGCCAACCCGATCAATATCGAGTGGACCGGAGGAGGGCTGGTGATTCCGGGAGATCCTCTGGCAACGCTCATCCAGACGACGCTCGGGTACTCCAATTCGCAGATGAATGCGCTCTTCGCCGCCGCCAGAACGCTGCCTCCATGAACCGATTTTGACGATGGACATCCCCGACCTTGAAAAGATGATCGCGAGCCTCTCTCCGGAGGAGCGTCAGCAGATCGTCAAGGTCTCGGAGGCAACTCTGAAGCGGGTGTGGCGGCCGCATATCGGGCCGCAGATGGAGGCCTTCTTCAGCTCGGCGGACGTCCTCCTCTACGGGGGCGCGGCCGGCGGCGGCAAGACAGATCTCCTTTTGGGGTTCGCACTCACCGAGGCGCAGAGATCGGTGATCTTCCGCAGAGCCTACGTCGACCTCCGGGCCGCCGAGGATCGCCTCTTGGAAATCGTCCAATCCCGCAAGGGCTACAACGCCTCCGACATGGTCTTCAAATCGAAAGAGCACATGGTCGAGTTCGGGGCCCTTGAGAAGCCGGGATCCGAGCTGAGCTGGCAAGGACGCGCCCATGACTTCATCGGCTTCGACGAGGGGGCCCAGCTCTCCCGCGAGAAGGTCATGTACGTCATGGGCTGGCTGCGGTCGACCAAGAAGCACCGCAAGCGGGTCGTGATTGCCACCAACCCCCCGATAGGCGGCGAGGGCGAGTGGATCATCGAATGGTTCGCCCCGTGGCTGGATCCGCTATTCACTGAGCCGGCTAAGCCGGGGGAGGTCCGCTGGTGCATGACCATGCCGGATGCCTCGACCAAGTGGGTCACCGGGCCCGGCGAAACCACCATCAACGGGGAGAAGCGCACCCACGAGTCGAGGACGTTCATCCCGGCCTTCCTCGATGACAATCCCGACCTCAAGGACAAGGGCTACCGGGCCCGGCTGGAGAACATGCCCGAGCCGCTGCGCTCGCAGTTGCTCTACGGCGACTTCATGGCCGGGAGGCAGGATCACGAGTGGCAGGTCATCCCGACCGACTGGGTCCGGAGCGCACAGGAGCGCTGGCGCAAGGCCCCGGAGGAGCGGCGGACGATGGTCTCGCTAGCGATGGACGTCGCGATGGGCGGGGCCGATCTGACGACGGTAGCCAAGCTCTACGAGGACGCATGGTTCGCCCCCATCGTCGAGCGCACCGGGGTCAACTTCAACGATCCGGCACAGCATGCCAGCCTCCTGATACAGGAGCAGCGGGACGCGGCCGACATATCGGTGGATGCGACCGGCGGGTGGGGTGTCGGGGTCGCCTCGCACCTCAAGCACATGCACAATCTCGAATGCTACCCCATCGTCTTCTCGAAGCAGACGATGCACAAGGCGAAGGACGGCAAGCTCGGCTTCAAGAACCTCCGGGCGGAGATGTTCTGGCGGCTCCGGGAGGCGCTCAGCCCGGACTCCGGGGATGACCTCAAGCTGCCACCGTCGGCCCGGCTCCTCGCTCAGCTCACCACCCCGCGCTACACGATCCGGGGGACCGACATTCTGATCGAGAGCAAGGATGACATCCGCAAGCGGTTGGGATCCTCGACCGACTGGGCCGACGCGATAGTGATGGCGTGGCACCGTCGGGGAGCCTCGATCAAGCGGGGCCGCGTCGGGGTGCCCGGATTCCCGCCGCTCGCCGACTACGACAACTTGCCGACCGATCTCCCGTGGAACCAGCCTGACGCATGGATGGCCGGATGACACCCGAAGAACTGGCCGAAGAAACCCGTACCGGGGATGAGAAGATCATCGAGATCGCCAAGGCGCGACTGCAGCGCTGCCGCGACTGGGAGGGGACCGCGCAGGACCGCTGGGAAAGCGACATGAAGTTCGCCCACGGGGATCCCGAGAACGGCTGGCAGTGGCCCAACTTCCTGTGGGCGCAGAAGCGGGACGACGGCGAGGCCTACAAACCCAGACTGACCGTCAACAAAATCCGACAGCACAATCTCCAGATCACCAACGACCAGAAACAGAACAAGCCCGGGATCCACGTCCGTCCGGTCGGTGAGGACGCCACCTTCAAGGCGGCGAAGATCTGGGAGGGCATCGTTCGGCATATCGAGCGGATCTCGAAAGCCACGCAGGCCTACTCGACGGCTTCGGATCATCAGGTCGCAGCCGGGCTCGGCTACATTCGGGTGGTCACCGATTACGTCGACCAGACCTTCGATCAGGAGGTGTTCATCCGGCGTGTGAAGAACCCTCTCAACGTCTTCCTTGATCCGGACCATGACGAGATCGACGGATCCGACAGCGAGTTCGGGTTCGTCTTCGAGG